ACGGTCAGCGGGTACTTTGACTACATCGAGGATCTCATTGAGCGCGAGAACACCTTCACGATGGAGGAGTTCAGCGCCAGCGTCAATGAGTTTCTCACGTTCCGCCGATATGACATACTGCCGGATAAGGGGCACATCTCCCACCGTCAGGCTGTTCAGAAGGCCGAGGAAGAATACGACGAATTCAACAAGACGCAGCGCATCACATCGGACTTTGACCGCGAGGTAAAAAAGCTCTTGGATAAAGGCGGCTCAGGAGGCGCCGACTGATGGCTCGCCCGAAGAAGGTGCTGCCGACCTACGGCACGACGGTCATCAAAGGCGTCACCTATTACCGCACACGCATCACGGATGCGGATGGTAAGCGCGTTTCATTGTATGCAAGGACGCCCGAGGAGCTGACGGAGAAGGTCGAGGATGCACGGCGGCAGATCGCGGACGCGACCTTCCGCGCAGAGAACCCAACCGTTCGGGAGTATGCGGAGAAATGGCTGACGATGCACGCGGCGCACATTCGACCGACTACTCTGGCGGACTACAGCAGCAAGGTCAAAATCTACATCATAGAGCCGATGGGTGACCGCTATATGTCCGAGATCACTCCGGACGATGTAAACATGGCCATCACAAAGGCGGCAAAGCAATCTGTTTCCATTTATCGCAGCGTTCAGATGCTGTACAAGACGATCTTCAAGTCAGCGGAGGAGAGCCACGTTATCGACAAATCGCCCTGTAAGAACCTCAATCCGAAAGGCGGAAAGCCGGCAGGGGAGAAGACAGCTCTTACCGATGCGCAGGTGAAGGTTCTGCTGGATGCTGTGCGCGGGCTGCCGCCGTATCCGTTTGTTATGCTCGGCCTGTATGCCGGCCTGCGGCGTGAAGAGATCCTCGCGCTTCAATGGGACTGTGTCGACCTAAACGGGAAAACGCCGATGATACGGGTGCGCCGGTCATGGCACACAGTTCATAACCGGCCCGTCATCACCGACGAACTCAAGACCAAGGCGGCGCGCCGCGACGTGCCGATCCCGCCCCAGCTCGTCGAGTGCCTGAAGGAAGTCAAAGCGGCGTCGACCTCGGACTTTGTGATCGCCAATCGGACGGACGGCGGGGCGCTGTCGGGTACCCAATGGGCGCGACTCTGGAAGTATATCACCACCCGCAGCACCAAGGAACGCACCTATACGCGCTATGTGAACGGGCAGAAGATCAAACGCACCGTGACGCCGGTGCTCGGCGAGAGGGCGCCGCACAACAATACAGTGATTTACTCCATCGATTTTTCCGTGACGCCACATCAGCTGCGGCACACCTATATCACCAACCTCATCATGGCCGGCGTCGACCCTAAGACGGTGCAGTATCTGGCCGGGCATGAGAACTCAAAAATCACGATGGACATTTACGCCCACCTGAATTATAATCGCCCCGAGGATATGGCAGAGAAGATCAGTAGGGCGTTCCAAGCTGTGGACTCAGGCGGTGGCGCTGAGAGTGAAAACTCAGGCGTTAAGGGCTAACTGATGGGCTAACTTTTTTGATAAACCATCATAAATGGCTAAATTCAGGCAAAATATCACTTAAAGATTCAAGAAGTACGGCCTCAAGGCGGCGCGCAGAGCTCCGCAGTTCAGCAAGCGCTGATTTTACCGTATATACCTCGAAATCCCAGAAACCATGCGGGTTTCTGGGATTTCTCTTTTGCCAAGGTTTGAGTTGGTTTGACAAAGCGAAAACAAAAATATAGGGGCTAAACATGGGCTAACCGACCGTTTAAGGGCTAACTGATGGGCTAGATTTTGATGCCGTTTTCGCCCTCTGGAGCGCCGTTGGAGCGGCGCTAATCCATATGGCTATACGACCCGTCGAAAGCGCCTGCGCCGTTTCTGCGCGGCACAGGCGCTTTGTGGAAGGTTATTCCGGCCGAAGGTTGAGCAGCCGCTTTTGCAGGGATACCGTTGCGGCGTCATTCGCTTCGAGGATCTCGGTCAGCAGACCGAGCGCGGTTTGGAGCGTGTCGCCGCCGTCATCCAGAGCCGGCGCCGCGGCGGTGATGACTTCGGACAGGGCGCACGCTTGCCTGGTGCGGATCGTCAGCTCGTCGAAAGCGTCGGCGATGCTGCTGTAGTCAGTTTTCGTCAGCATGAGCGACGCCTCCTTCCTCTTTGAGCGACGCGAGATAGATGTCGGTCACGTCGGCGCGCTCGTGTCCGAGCAGGCGCGAGACGGCAACGTGCGCGGCGCGCTCGTCCATGCCTGACGCAATCAGCGCCTTGTACTTCTCGACGGCGTAGGTATGCCGAAGACCGTGATACGTCAAATGCGCCTCGCGATCCACATTCTGAACACCGTCGCGGTGCTTGAGAATGAAAAGCTGGAGCCGATAGATCGCCTCGTCGGTTTTCATATCGTCCGGCACGAACAGCTTGTGACCGCGCTCCGTTTGGTCGAGCATACGTTTTAGACCGACGCGGACACGTTCATCCTCGATGGGTACAGTGCGGATCTTGCCGCCTTTGCCTTTGATGGTGATGGCGTCCTCGCGCAGCGCGCGCTCCGCGATGGCGGTGTCGATCCTCATGGTCTCGTGGATGCGGAGGCCGCAGAGCCTGCCAAGGTACAGCGCGACGGCGAGGTCGTCGCGTCCCTCCGAGACCGCCCAGCCGATCATGCGGTTGAATTCCTCGTCGCTCCATGTACGGTTCACGCCGCCGAAGCGCCGGCGCTCCAGATTCAGCTCTGAGTTGTCTGGGATGCGGTATTTCGGGTTGTCCATTTTGTCGTGGAAGAAGCGGATCGCCGCGAGGTCGGTCTTGATCGTGCTTGCTTTTTTGCCCGTCTCCTGCAGGAACACCACATAGCTCGCGACGTGCTTGGGGGAAATGTTGCGGAGCTTTTGCAGATGAAAGGCCACTATGAGGTACAGGCAGAAACGCTTCATCGCCTCGTAGTAGCGGTGTCTGGTCTGAAAGCTCCCTTGCCGGTTGTGCCGCGCCAGCTTGTCCAACTGGGCGTGCAGGGGGTGAGCGTTATTATATTTTGACATGTATGATCTCCTTGTTGATGATAGCCGTTCAGACGTATGGGCATAGTTCACCCGGTGGCATGGCATATCGTTTCCGCCCGGTTTCCTCGTTTTCACGGCCAGCGAGGGCACCGAAAGCCTTGTGTTCAGAGGAATCACAGAAAGCGATGTAAGATTTGTCTCTATTTAATTCAAGAGCAAGGTCAGTACCAATGCCGCATGGGGAAGAATGCGCTCCCTTCGCCGTATCCGACGAGGCGGCGGACACACCCGCTGAACTCGGGCGCGACGACCGCTTTCGCGGATATCGCCTGTGTCCTTCTGATCCGTCCCGGCTGATGGATCGGATGCGCTGGGACATTCCTGTGCTGCCGGCGATGCGCTCTGACCGCATCGGCACAGGAGACGAGAGCTTGCCGGGCTCTCTGGACGGTTCAAGGCCGCACCGTCCAAGCGGCTTTCGAGGTCTATCATCAACTCGGATCGCTCCGCGTGTCGCGCGAAGCGTGTTCGTCGGTCATCTTCCTGCCGTGCCGGGGTGGCAAGCCGGCGCGTTTGGACTGCAGGACATAGAAAAAGACACGGTAAGACTGCTGATTTCCCCAAATGAGGGGTGTTTCAAGTCTTCTCGTGTCTTTGTGATTTCTCTTGGTTGTTCAGTTTTCGCGGGTGTACTGGCGTTCTCGGTTAGGCAGGATCATTCCTGCTGTGACGCTTGGGAAATGAAAAGCGCGGGCAGATCATCGGCTCCCGCAATGGTGAGCGCACGATCTTCCTCGCGTCGTCATTTTTCCGCTTATTCGATTCTTCGATGGCGTTCGAGCTTTCAGGTCATGTTTCGGAAGCGAAAAGGGCATAGTACGCCCTATAACTCGCCATTCCTCCCTCGTTTACTCCGCCCTCATTTACTCCGCCCTAAAGACAAGTACAGTATAAGCAAAATGATCTGTGCCGTCAACTTGGAGTTTTTCCAACTTGACAAATTGCGCCGAGTATACTCCCGGCAGTTTATAAACAGGCGCAATAATCCCTTACTGCGTCTTTGACGTACAATCCAATCATAACGTGTGCAATGCTGGAACGGAGCACCGTTCCGCATGGAGATCAAGTTACACCACTCGACCTACCCCTCGAAAGGGACGCACATACAATCAATAACAAGGCTATTATAGACAATATATTGTATTTGTCAATAGAAAAAAAACAATATATTGTATTTTTGGAGCTGTAGCAGTCAATTCCGCCGCAGCTCCAAGCAATCAAGGATATTCAAAAATGGGCGCACCGATACAGAGCGCATAACGTACAAAACCCGGCATAACGTGTGCAATGCGGAAGGGGCACCTTCTGACAAACGACGGTTTACACCAACCGTCGCCCCTCAAAGCGAGGACGCACTATCGATCAATTCGATATGTAACGTACCATAAGTGCACCATCATTGTCAACAGAAATCGTTCGATATAATGCGACAGGATTTCAATATCCTGTTACACTTATTCCTCATTAACGCTGACGCTCGCTCTGTGAGGCATCCAGAGGCGCAGAGGAGTAGAACGCTGTCCCCGGCAAAGCGCCTCTTAAAACGCCGCGGAGACGCCAAGAATGGGAAAGACACCCGCAGAGGGTAATTCTACCCCTTGCAGGTGTCCTTCATAGTTCCAAACGGTTGGAGGTTTTCCTGTGTTCCGCGTTCGCCGGAGCTATACATCCTCGTGTCCGAAAAGAGCCCTGACCTTTTTCCGGGCTGCTTCCATACGGCGCTCCGGCGTTTCTCCTTCCGACGACTCCGGCTTGCTTTCGGGTTTCCCGAAAGACACGCATGCCGCAGCACTAAAGAACGCGCGCGCCGACGCCTCACTGGAGAACGGGCTGTACGCAGACTCTGCGGCGCTGAAACCCGCAAGCACCTTTGAGCCAAAATGCTGCTTTTCCTGCTTTACAGCAGCTTCGGCGCAGTTCTTTGCCGCCTTGCGAGCAGCTTCCGCGGGGGGATAGATCGTTGCCGGCACAAACGGCTTGATGCAATAACGAACGGGTGCGCCCGGGATATGAAAAGCCAAGGGAATTTCCGGACGCGAAAAAGGTGATGCAAATTGAGACATAAAAAGGCTCTCCTTCGTGTTCGCATTTGAAGTAATAGTCGGCCGGCACCCTCAATCATGGGTATCACGGGCAAAGGAGGACGACCCTGCTACTTGCGATCAAGGGTGCCAACCGTGAGTATGTTCAGGGCTGTTTTTTACAAATGCAGTTGACTGCCAGGCGAGGCCGCACCCAGCGGTCGAACCGCTGCCGGTACAGACGTTTTGAAGAAAGGAGGGCGGCCTATGACCAAAACCGCTTGAAAAAATACCTTGCCTGCACCTAATTGATGTCTGCGATAAGGCGGCGCACGGACTCGCACATTCATGTCAGCGTCGCTCATCAATACCCCTCCAATACGCGGCGCGCGTTGACCGTCGTGGTATAGCCGGACGTGCCGACCGTATGCTTCGCCTGCGTGATGATGTACTTGCCGTCCCAGCCGCCCCAATCTTCGAGCTCGATATTCAGCCCAGCAAGCAGCGATGGGTCGCCGGGGAATGAGAACTGCACCGTGCGCTCGTACTTGTTGTGCAGCCGCAGCAGCTTCGCGGCCAGTTCCTTCGCCTCACCAATCGAGCCGACCTTCTGCGAGATCTCCAACTGCTGATTGCTCTTTTTGCTGCTGTCGTAGTCTTCGCAGTAGGCGACGCCCGCGATGCTCTTGCCAGTCTCAGGGTCATTGTACGAAACGCGGCAGCTCGTGTACTGTGTATCCGCGGTCGTGGTCGAAAGATTCCACTTCGTGTAGCTATGGTCGCCGCGCTTGACCGTTCTGATCGCGTCTTTGCTCTCATAGTCCGCCTGGTCGAAGATCACGAGCATCTTATTCGTCGCTTTGAGGGAGCAGCCGGCGTCGTGGCAGAGCTGCGACAGCAGCTCCATGTCGCTGCTGTCGTATTGCTCCACGCGGTCATAAAAGGGATTCTGCGCGGAGAGGAACATGCAGACCATTCCGTTCGCGCCCGCCATTTCGTTGGCGATGCCGGCGAGGTCGTACTTTTCCCACGCCTTGGTTTTCTTCGTCTGCCTGATCTGAGATGTGAACGGCAGCGACGTCCCCTTAATGACGACCGTGGACGGAGGCCCGGAGCACTTTACGCTGTCCAGCTCAAACGTGCCCGTGTCGAGCAGATCGTCCTTGCCGTCGCTGTTCCAGTTCTGCCGGGCGACGATTGCTTGGATTGCCATGCCGCGTCCTGCCGCCGCGTCTACCGCCTGATTCAGCCAATCGGTCAGCCAAATGGCCGGCTCGTCCTGGAATTCAATTTGCAGATCGTCAGCCTCGTCCTCTTGTTTGTCCGTGTAGGTCATGGAGAGGAAGTAGGGGCGCATGGATTCCGTGATGTCCACGCCGTCAAACGATATCTGCACGCGGGTGCGGCGCGCCTTGTTCTTGTCGCTCATGCCTCCACCTTCTTCCGCGTGTCACCCCACCGGGTGATGTTAGTATTCATCTGAACGCACACCTCGCTCTGTCCGCGGCGATGTTTTCGAGGACATCCTCGATCTGCTCACGCAAATCGGCGTCATGCTCTCGCAGGACTGCCTCGATTTCTTCCGGCTGTGCGTTGCCCTCAATGTGGTAAACCGGCGCAAAGGAGACCGTAACGGTATCCCCGCCGCCGTTTGCAAAGGAGAATCCGGACAGCGCGGCAACGGGCGTTCTCGATTCAGCAAGCAAGCGATCCGTGTGCTCGGCGTCAAGCACCCGCTCGCCGCCACCGAACAGAACAAGCTCTGGCCCGTACTCGCCCACGAGGTGAATGCCCGGCGATGCGTCTTCGGTGCCGGAGGCGTAGCCGCGGACGTTGCGGACGCCTTGCGTGTTGGTATCAATACGAACGGATGCATTTGTCGCGGCAGAAAGACCGCGCACCGCTGCGAGACCAAGCCGGTCATACGCAGCCTGCACCTGTGCCTCCATGCTCGCGGCGGAGTCAATAAACGCTTGGATGGTTGCGCGCCCCGCTTCCGCCGCCTCGTCGCTCAAGTCCATCGCCTCGATGTCTTCGGCGAGAGCCTGTTGCAGCTCGTCCATCGTGTTTGTGAAATCGGTCTTGAGGTCGGCGATGGAGCCGGACGCGGCCTCCTGTTCCTCCTGTACCTTCTGCCAGTTGGCGACCATCTTCCTCAGATCGTCGTCGCTCGCGGTCGCCATGCCGGCGATCGCGTTGACGCTCTCCTTGCTGCCGTCTGCGAAGGACGCGATCACGTCGGACAATCCGGCGATCTCGCCCGTGCGCTGCGAGAGGGCTTGCAGATTGGAGTTGTAGTCCTCCCAATACTTGGCCTGGCTTTCGAGGGCGCTGTTGATCGTGCCGGTGCTCACCGCCACGACCTGCTCCGCCTCGTCCCAAAGGGCATACTGCCCGTGGACGCTGCTATACGCGCTATCGTATGCCTCGTTGTAGGCCTGTACGAGCGACTGCACCTCTGCCACGGTGTCCTCGATGCGGTTGTTGAGCGCCTGCGTGGAATCTGCCGTGCCGTTCAGCTGCTCCGCGAAGTCAACAAGGTCGCCCTTGTACGCCTCGTAGTCGTCCGACGCCCTTTGCATCGTTTCGCTCAGCTCGGCGATTTCGGCGTCATACGCTTGGAGCGCGCGCCTTGCTGCGTCAAGTTCCTGCGCCTCGGAGCTTGCGGCAATATGGATGAGAGCGGAGTCTGTCCCACGCTTTAAGTAAGGCTCCGCCATTTCGTTATACGCGGCAAGAGCATCATTAACGCGCTGCTGTGCGGCCTCGCGTTCCTTGGAGATTTCGGCGATCTTCTGCTCTGCCTCGTACTGCGCGTTCAGCGCATCGACCATACCCTTTTGCGCGGCTTGCTGCCGCTGCATCGTTGCCTGTGCCTTGACCGTCGCCTCGATGGCCGCGCCGAAGTCCGTGACGCCATTGGTAACGTCCTCATAGTTGAGGGACAGATCGGGGACTTCCTCGTTCAGCGCGGCGATAATCGCTTTCATTTCCTCCTGCGTCTCGACGGTCTGCTCCGTCTGAGAGGCGAGGTCTTGGAGGCGATGCACAAGGGCGAGTGTGGTGTCGCCGTCGTGGGAGATCTCGTTGTAGGTGTTCTTGTTGGCGCCGAGCGTTTCGTTGAGGCTGCTGTTGAGCTGGTCGCACTCGGCGATGTAGTCCTTGAGCGACTTCTTATTTGCCTCGAAGCTCTCACTCAGATTGTCGATCTGCCACGCGAGATAAAGCGCCTCGTCGCAGGTGTCGCCGTAAACAGAGACGACATTCTCATACTCCGCTTGAAGCTCCTGCAGACGCTCATACTCCTGCCGCGAGGATTCCGTTAACTTGCGAACCTGTGCGTCCTCGGTTTCCTGCGCCGCCGTCAAAGCCACCACGCTAGCTGTCAGCGCGGCGACGCCGAGCGTGACGCCGGTAATAATGCCGATTGCCGGCATGGTTGTCGTAAGCGTTGCTGAAAATAGCTTCATCAAGGGAATGACGGCCTTCGTCGCCGCGGAGTACGCGACGATTCCAGCCGTCGCCGCGCCGATCACGCCGATAAACGCCGTGGCTGCCTTGATAAGCTCCGGGTGGTCCTGCAAGAACGTATTGACCTCACCGAGCACGTCAGCGCCGACGCCGTAGAGGTCTTGCATCGTCGGGGTAAGCTGCTCGCCGATGGTCGTCTCCACGGCCTCCCACGCGCTGTTCATGAGGGTAAGCTGTCCGTTCATGTTGTCCAGCTTGATCTCCGCCATGCGCTGTGCCGCGCCGGAGCAGTTGTTGATGCTGTTCGTCAGCTTGGAGTAGTCCGCCTCGGTCGCGTCGAGGATGGAAAGTAAGCCCGCATAGCCGCGCTGTCCGGCGATTGCCATTGCGTTGCTCACACGCTCGGATTCACTCATGCGGTCGAAGTAACCGCGCAGCTCGTCGATGGTGGCGCCAAAGTCTTTCATGGTGCCGTCCGACTTGACCGCGCTGACCTCGCACTCACCAAAGGCCGCGCTCGTCAGCGTGACGCCGCCGAGCAGCCCATTGAACACATTGCGCAGCGCGGTACCGGCGTTGCTTCCCTTGACGCCCGCGTTGGCCATCAGGCCGATCGCCACCGACACATCCTCGATGGAATAGCCGAGCGCGCCGGCGACGGGCGCGGCGTATTTGAAAGTCTCGCCCATGATGCCGACGTTGGTGTTGGCGTTGGTCGCGGTCGCGGCGAGCACATCAACATAGTGCGCGGTGTCCTCTGCCGTCAGGTGGAACGCCGTGAGCGAATCGGTCACGATGTCGGAGGTCGTTGCGAGATCTTCGCCCGACGCCGCGGCGAGCTGGAGGACGGAGGGCATACCCGCAAGCATCTGCTGCGTGTCCCAGCCCGCCATCGCCATATAGCCCATCGCGTCGGCGGATTCCTTCGCCGTGAACTTTGTCGTCGCGCCGAGCTGCTTTGCCATATCTTCGAGCGCCGCCATGTCCTGGGCGCTCGCCTGCGACAGCGCCTCGACGTTGCTCATGGATTCCTCGAAATCCGCGGCGACGCCGACGCACTCCGCATAGGCCTCGTAAATCTCATGGAGGGCGGCGGCGATGCCTGCGGCGGCGATTGCCTCGCCGACCGCGTTGAACGCCTGCACGGACTGATTACCGAAGCTCTGCGCGCTGTCCGCCGCGTCCTCCTGTTTCTGCTTCAGCTCGCCCAGATCCGCCTCCAACCGCTGACTTTCCTTTTCGAGGTTTGAGGTATCGACGCCCGCGCTGCGGAGGGCATCGTCCATTTGGTTGAGCTTCTGCGTCTGCTGATCGAGCGCGGCGGTGGTCTTGTCGATCTGCTGCTGCTTGGCGAGCAGCTTGTTTTGCAGATCGGAGGAATAGTGCCCGGTTTCCTCGATCTCGCGCTGGATGTTGTCGTACTGCTGCCGCAGCACGTCCAATTTCTTGTTGGTGGCCTCTACCGCCTGCTGCTGTTTGGCGTAGGCCGAAATATCGCCCTGCGTTTTATTGAGGGACTGAATATCCTTTTGCAGCGAAAGGATTTGCTGCTGCGCCTTGCTGAACGTCTTGGAAAAGGTGCCGTTGGTCTCGGCTTCCAGTTTCAGCAGCAACTCGTATTCTTTTCTCGATGCCAATGTATTTCACTCCTTTGTAGTCAGCTTCGGATCATTTTCTGTCAACGGGCAATCTGCTTACTCGTCATCGGAATCACCGTCCGACCAATCCATCCTCTCGCGCACCCGTTCCTCGTATTTCTTCGGGTCGTACTGGTAATTCGCCAGCTCGCGCATGACCTTGTGGACTTCCTTACGGATGATCTCGGACGCTTCCGCGGGCGTTGTTGCCGCCGCGACGTCAACCGCAAGCCTGCCGGGGAGCGCGATCAGCGCGCCGCGAATCTCGTAGATCAGATCCTCCGTCATGGCGGCGACGTCTTCGCTACGATGAAGTTTGCCTTTCAGTTCATCGGCGGTCATTTTGGCGATTGCTGCCTTGCTTGCTTTGAGTTGCACATCAGCGTCGCGGCGTGCACGGTCAAGCCTTAGATCTTCCGCATCGATTTGGTTGCGCTTAGCAAAAAAGAGACGGACAGATTCGCAAAGAAAATACCGCCCCTTCCGGCTTTGATGAAGAACGCCGTCTTCCACGAGTTGTCGCACACGTCGGCCGGTTACTCCGAGAACGACGGCGAGTTCGGCCTCCGACACCTCGGTTTCCACCGTGATTTTGCTACCATTCATCGCAAAAACGCCTCCCTTTTCTCCTGACTTTTCACACTTTTGGAACGGAAATGACGCAAAAAATAGCTGCTAACTACGCGCAAATTGGGGTCGACGCGCCCGCAAGCGATGGGGTATGCGTTCCCAGTACCTTTTTGCCCGGGGGGGGCGCCTCCATCGCCGCAGCGGGAGGATACCACGCTGCGGCTAATGGGGCAGCGAACGCATCAAAGCTCCAACCGTTTGGAAGTTTACTGCTGCTCGGCTTCGGTATTCCGCCTGATGCCGACTTTCTCGCCTGGGGCGAGCTTCTTCATTGCCTGCATAAGCGTGTCGCCGGCAGGAGAATCGATAAACGCCTCATCATAGCGGCGCGTACAAAGCGCCTCGATAAACCTCCGCCGGCAGTTAGCTTCGTCGCCCGCATGTGCGTGGGAAAAGTCAACCTTTCCGATGTGTGCTTCCACGGCCGACCACGCCAATCTGGTAGCGTTCCGAGTGCGGTAATCGAAGCCGTTCTTAATCCCATCCGCGTCATTGCGAATAGCTTGGAGGCGATCAATCATCTCATCGATGGCGACGCATAGCAGTCCCGCAGTATCGATTGCCGCGTGATCGGCCTGCTCTCGCGCTACAAACGCATTGATAACAGGTGTAAAGAGGTCATCCTTGCCGGACAGCTTGACAAGAGACAATGCGTCGTAACGCTGACGGGCCATGAATTCTTTCTGCGCAGCATCATCGACCGCGGTCTTTGCCCGATCTTCTTCGGCCACATCGTCGTTGCTCAGCGCCGCGGAGAGCGAATCAACAGCCTGCTGCTTCTGACGCGAGCACTCGTCGAGCTGATCCTTGACGCTGGAGATCTTGCCTTGCAGCGCATCGCGGCGCGCGGCCAAATCGCCGGTATATGCGTCGACGGCATCTTTGAGGGCTGCTTTCGCCCCGGCCTCTGCGTCTCTGGCGTCTTTGAGGCGGGATTCGATGGGGCCGATGATCTGACCGGCAAATACTGCCGCAAGTTCCTTGATGATGTCCTCCGGTTTGAGGACGGTCTCGCTGATCTGGGAATTGCTGTTTTCCGTATTCATGTTAGTATTCCTTTCTTAAATCATTTTTGTGTTCTGCTTCGATGTTCAGCTTAAGGTATCGCGCTTCTAAGTCCAATCGCTTGGCTACGATACGTTCAACTGATCTTTCCTGTGTTTCCTTGAATCGCCGCAAGCTGTGGCCGGCATAGAAATTTGTCTGCGAATCGAGATACTGTTCCAACTGCACCGAGCGCCCCATGCGCCGGAGCGTGACCAATGCGTGATTCTCCAGATTCGCCGCTGCACACGGGGAAATGCATAGCTCGCGCGCTATACTCTTGCGTGCCTTCCTCGCATAGTATCGTTGGCGGATTATGTGTCGCTCGTCAGGCGGGAGCATCGCAATTATTACTTCGAGCGCTGCGTGAAGCTGCTCGTAATAAATGGCATTTTCCGCCGCAGCGATGCTGCCCGTGTTAACGCTATCCACAGAGTCGGAGGAAAGCACGTCTGCCAGTGTGCCTGGCATCTCTCCGCTTTCGTCCGTTCCTGCGTCGATCCGAACGGTGCCGGTGTCTACAGATGGATCGAATCGCCGTGTTCCGTCTGCGTTGTGTCCGCCTTTATCGAGCCCATTTTCTCGGAAGATCGCGCCGGTAAGGTAAAACAGGTAAAAAGTCGAAAAGCGGCCAGCTCGCTCTAGATCATAATGTTCGACCGCATCGTGCAGGGCGATGAAGCCGCAATCGAAAAGATCGTCGTATTCCAGCAGAAACGACCGCGGGAGCTGATTGTAGAGGCGACGACAATACCATACACATAGTTTCTCGATGCGATCCCAGAGTGTCGGAAAAAGGCTCTCGTCGCCCGCTTGGATTGCTTTGACGAGTTGGAAGGTCTCGATTTCTTGTGCCGCGGATGGAAGCATGCTTGTGGCCGGCGCGTCCTGCATGTTTTGATTTTCCATTGACTTTTCCCCTTCCTGCGTGGTATTGTAAGAAAAAGTCAAGCATTTTGGTGTGTGTTTCGTATGAGCAGCCGCGGGAGATGGACCTGCGGCTGTTTACCGTTTGTTGCGACCGCGCTTTCGGTATTTACACCTGCGAAGGCTCGGCGGATACTGTGCATCAGAGGGAATCATCCAAACTCGATGGCCGTTTGATCTGTATCCTTTGCGCTTTACCGCACCGGGAAGCAACCCGAGCCGACACCAATGGTTGATTGCGTCCATTCCGACGCCCCATTTTTGCGAGAGGTCGCGGCTGCATGTATAACCTTCCGGGTGAGTGTGAACGTATCCGTAAAGCTCCTGCTTGGCCGTTTCACCGTCTAGCCCCTGTTCTACACCGATTTCTGGAAATGACTTCCGCTCGATATAGCGTTGCTCGAACATTCGGCGCATCCACGGCTCCGGGATGGCGTCAATATAAGCGTGTATTCGCCGATACTCTTCCATAAGCTCTGGCAATTCGCTTTCCCATACCGTTCGAGCGGGAACTGCTACGGGTTCATCAAACGGAAGGAAAAAATCCGGGTAGGCATTCGGCGTCTCCATATGGTGGATGATGCGCTCCACATTCGCCGCTATAAACGGAAGTGTGTTCAGTTCTTGAATGGTCACGGGGAATCACGTCCTCTGTGAGTACCGGCGAAAAATCGTCGGAGAATCATCTGGGCACCGCCATCTGTCATTCCACCGATACGCTCCGCAGCCTGCTTATAAGTAAGCAGATCCACATAGTGCCAGCTCAGCATGAGCCGCACGGCGTGATTCGGGACGCTGGAAATTCTGTGTTCGATCTCGGCTTGCAAATCCAAGTATGCGCGCTGTTTTGCGAACACTTTTTCGCGCAGTGTCTTTTTCCTTGCGTGGTGGTCTGGCGCCAGCTCTCGCTTTGAGAGCGAATGAAGGACGCTGCGGCCACGATTTGCCACACTCTGTTCTGCCTTCTCCAGCCGGCGCAACTCACGGATGTCGGAGACAATCGAGTCACGAAGGCTTAGAAGTCCCTCCACATCCGACTTCAGCAGGATGGAATCGTTGATAGCTTCCTTGCTCGCCAGTTCGGGCGATGCTCGAATACAAGCCATGATACAGTTTTCCCCCTCATATGCCGTTTCGTTGGCAATATGCTCTGATTCTCTGCTCGTATTCTTCCGGCGTCAGCGCCAGAAGGAGCAGATATCGCTTAAAAGCCTCGTATTTCCGAAATTTTTTTACGGTTGCCGGAATTTTCGCTGACGATTGCCTGCGGGCTTTTTGCGCCATTTTTTCACACCTCCTCGATCCGACCGGTTTCCGGCTGCATGGCGAAGGTGACAGTTCCGCACGCCGCAAATCGATTCTTGGCGCTGACGCATTCGATAGGGGACGGTTGCACAAATGAGTCGACCGACTGTACCTTCGCAACCGAGTACGTTGTGTGCCGGAGCAACAGCACGGCGTCCGCAAATTGTTCGATTGGAGCAAAGCTGCCAAAATCTGCGAGCATTGCGCCGAGATCTTCTTGATGATCGGATGCACGTGGTAACGGAAGTGTCGCCACGACGGGGACATCAAGACCTCGGGCGATTCGTTTGAGGTCGGTCCCGATGGAGTAGACCATCGCCTCACGGTCTTTCGCGCCGCGCACGAGCAGCATGGAAAGAGGATCAATGAAGATGCCGCGAAGCCCATGTATGCGCCTCGCCAGATCCAGAACGTCAGCGGCGTCCACATCAGCAGCCGAAGAAAAGGCCATACCGCTTTTCTTCAAAACAGCCGTTACCATCGTCACTCGTGTTGCCTCGGCCTCGGTCAGCGGCGCGCCTGAGATAATGCGTGCAGAGTCGACGTCTGCTCTCGCGGCGATGCGCCGGGCGCAAATCTGCGTGGGCGTCGCTTCAAATGACACGAACAGGGCATGTTTGACACCCTCAGCCATGCTCAACAAAAGCGACGAGCTGCCGATGCCGGGGCGCCCGGCGAGGATGTAAAGGCCGCCGCGCATGAGACCAAAGCCGAGCATACGGTCGAGATTCAGTAGCCCAGTCGAATAGAGCCTTGTTTCCTGCGCCGGTAGCGCGGGAAGCTTTGTTTTCGTATCCAAAACGATTCCTCCCAATGTGTGTTAAAGTAGATTTCACAAATAAACGAAAGTGAAAAAGGGGGATGCTTATATGGCAAGAGAGAAACAAGATTACCGCGACAATCTCGAAATGCTCAAGGAAATGTATCCGGGAAAGGCAGTGATATCTATTGATGAGGCGTGCGCGCTTCTTCACAGGAATCGAAAAACATTGCTCAAAGATAGGGCGTTTCCCGCCATGCTGATAGGAAACAAATACGCCATCAGCATAGTCGGGCTGGCACGCTACCTGAGCTGACGCTGCTATTGGAAGCTCAAATCAATTCCACTTGGAAAAGTCCAATCGGTTGGACTTTTCCAAGTATTAAAAAGGATCATCAGATGAACTTGCGGCATCGGTAAACAACGGCTCATTCAGTTCCTCATCGTCAAGCGATGGCTCGCGGATGATTGACGTATGAAGCTGCGCTTCGAGTCGGCATACGCCGCACGCGCCGTGGCGATTTTTTGCGATAATACAATCGAGTGGCACGGCTGCCCAGGGATTCCGATGCTCGTCGGTCTGGTTGTAATAGTCGTCGCGGTAGAGGAAAACTACCACGTCCGCGTCCTGCTCAATAGCGCCGGAATCTCGAAGATCCGCAAGCTGCGGAACCTTTGACTCTCGTTTTTCGTTAGCCCGGGAAAGCTGGCAGAGCAGCACAACGGGTACGTTGAGCCGAACGGCGAGTTGTTTCAGTTCGTTCGATGTTGCCGATGTGGTTTCGTACCGTGAACCGGTCTGCTCCGGCCGGACGAGCCCGAGGTAGTCCACGAAAATCGCTTGCAAATTCGACACTTGCTTCGACATCTGCTCGATGTCGGCGACGGATGCACCCGGGCGACGGTTAATGAAGATTCCAGACTTCGATAACGTGCCAGTCGCTTCAGCGATTTTTTGCCACTCGCGTTCGGTCAGCTGATCACCGAGCGTCAGCCGCGTCGAATCGATGCCAGTCAGTCGCGCAAATCGCTTTGCCATCAGCTGCGACGGTGACATCTCCAGCGAGACGAAGAGAACGCCTGCGCCTTCCGCTCCGATACTCTCGGCGAGATTAATGCCGAGGGTCGTTTTCCCCATTCCGGGCCGCGCCGCGACCACGATCAGACCGCCGCGGATCAATCCGCCGCCGAGAGCATTGCTGAGGGAGGGGAGTCCAGTTGGGATTGCCGGCGCGCGTTGCGACGCCAGCTCGTCGAGGAACGCCGTGGAGCATTCCCCTGTTGAGAGGATCGCCCTGTGTTCTGAGTTGCCGTCCTGCTGCAGCTGCTCAATCTGGCCGCGCAGAGCGGCAAGCAGTTCATCGGTCGAGCGGCCTGCGCCGTCCTCTACATCATGCATCGCGTCGATCAGCTTACGACGCCGTGCGTGGTCTCTCACGATGTCCGCATACTCCAGCACGTTGGCGCTGGTGGGCGTGACCTCCATCAGCTCCGCAAGGTACGTTCGTGTCGTGACAGAATCGTATGTGCCGTTGCGCTCCATCTCTGCCGCGACGGTCACACCGTCGATGGATCGCGCGCCCTGATGCATCGTGCGGATGGTTGAGAAGATGTCCCGATTCTGTTGCAGGGCGAAGTCGTCAACGCGCAATTGTTCCATAACGCTGGCGACACAGCCGGCATCGATGAGCATTGAGCCGAGAACCGCTTGCTCAGCTTCGAGCCGCTGCTCATACATGGCGCTCCACCTCCTCGCCACGGAGAATTGCCGCGGCGCGTGCGGCGCGATCTCTTCGCTCTGCTCTCCGCAGACTGTCGCCTGTAGTCACGATGACATACGGGCACAGCGCGAGAATGCGATCAAACGTACGCGCCCAGCGAAGATCCTCCGGCTGCCGCATCTGTGCGGCGCTGAGATTGGTGCTGACGATCAGCGGACGTCTGGACAGCGCACGGGCGTCGATGAAACCCTCGATTACCGAAATGCCGAAGTCCGTTCCCCTCTCCGCGCCGAGATCGTCTAATGCGACGAGCTCAAAGCTGTCCAGTTCATCGATTGCCGCGAGCGGATTCCACGACGCTTGGGCGACATTGACCAGGTTGGCGGCGGTACAGATGATTGCCGAAACGCCGTGTGCCCGCAGAGCGTTGACAACCGCGGATGCGTAGAAGGTCTTGCCGGTACCAACGCGCCCAGAGAGGAGGATGCCGTAATTTGCTTCCCTCATTTCATCCCAGTGCTCGACCCAAGCCCGGCATTGCCGAGACGCCTCGCTGTCCGGCCAAGAGTCTGCCTCGAATGTAAAACCTTCGTATCCGCGAGAAAAGAACGGGCTTGAGCGTGCCTTCAAATCAACGGCGAGGATGGTCTGCGCTTTCCGCGCCGCTGCCGCCTTTTCCTTCCAGCAGCAGCAGCTCACGGGCAGCTCACGACCCACGGCGGGAATGAACGCGACGCGGCGCTCCCTGCATCTCCTGCAGCGAACAACGCCTTGGTCGTCGCAGAAGGTGTCGGACAGGTCGGCGTTGGCGGTGGAATGATCGGCAAGATCCTTGAGAAAATCCTGAACATCCATCACTGCGCATCCTCCCTCCATGCAAGGTAATCCGCGTCAGTAGGGATGCGGTGCTGATCATGCGAAAATGTCGGCGTGTCCGTTTCGTCCTCCCATCGTTGTCCATTGAGCCATGTTGCAGGGTAAGGAATGAATCGACCACCATCGCGTCGCCACTGCTCACTTTGCTTCTGCTTTTCGACAGCGGAAAGAATGACGCCAATCGGAGCCTTGACCTTTTTGAAGGCTTTTTGAGCGTCGCCTTTCGCCTTTTTCTTCGGATAGGCAGCCCAAAACAAATCAAAATCTGCGTCTCGCGCAGGCTTGTCCTGCGCAAGAGTATTATCTTTAGATTTGCTCTTTATCTTCTCCGATAGAACGGGAGCGGGTACGGGTACGGGAGCGGGTACGGGAGCGGGTACGGGTACGGCTTGATTTGCTGCCGTTTGCTTACCTTGCGTAGCAAAAACAGCATTTGCTCGATTTGCTGCCGTTTGCTGTCCGCCTATGCGCCCTGCATTGATCCGTTTCTGACGCTTGCTTTCCCATGCTTCGGTATCTCGGTCGAGCGATCCTCGAATGAAGGTAAACGCCATGAACAAAACGGCATCTCCGCAAAAATCCGGTTGTTTGCCATACTCGGAGTAGTCCAATATGGCCATGAATAGTTTTCCTCGTTGTTCATTGCTCAGCAGTTCAAGAGGCTCTCTGATGTCATGATAGAGAACAAACGACGACTTTTCTTTGCTCATATGCAAATCAACCCTTCTTGGGCGAATCTTCAGAAGAGAATTATGCGCTCTGAAGACTCGCTGCATTTCTGCGAACTTCCGCTATATCAAGAGGCTTGCGCTCACCGGCGACGAGGACGGCGTTGCCAGCTTCGAGCGCTTCGACGTCGCTCTTACCCTCGACCATTGCTTTCATTGTTGACACGGTCGCGCCAAGCTCGATGGCGTCGAGTTTACGGATGCTCTGTGCAATCTCGCGCGTGACTGTTGCGCGCTTGACGGCGTCTTCCGCTGCGTCAATTTCGGCTTTTCCCGGTTGGACGACGACCTTTCCATTGCGCCGGACGCGCTCACTCCGGATGCCGATTGCGCGACCAAGGGAGAAAGCGGAGCTGATTAAGGCCATTTGAGAGCACTTTCCCTCTTGAAAACGCCGGTTCAATTCCATCAAAGCCGCATAGTCGGGATCGTCGGTGTCCAATGCCATGACGGGAGCGTTGTCGATAATCTTCTTTGCCTGCGTCATCGTATAACCGTTGACGGTGAACTGTTTCTTCATGCTCTTTCCTTTCTGGGAAGCCGATGTGCCCGGCTCCCCTATGTCACGTTAATTACTGCTGCGCCTCGGTGGCGTTGGCGCGGTTCTCCTTCAGCTTTGCGCTGATCAGCTCGGCGAGGTTGGACGGTCGCGCCGCGACTTCCCGCAGCGCGTCGGCGATGTTGATACCGTGGAGCATCGCGGCGCGCTCATAAGCACCGACATATTCGCAGGTAGCGTCGGTTAGGGCGTCAATCAAGCCTGCGGGTGCGTACTTTCTCAACGCCTCGACGATGCCAAAGAAACGGCTCTCCGTGGCAATGATCTCGCTGTTGTCGCCCTGCTCCTTGTTCCACGTTTCGGAAACGATGGCGTCGAGGATGATTTCCTGCACGAGTTCCTGCTTGCGTTCGATTGTCATGGTATAAATTCCTCCTTGCTTTTTCGGAGGGAAGTCGGTATACTGAACGTACCGGCCTCCCTCGGGCGGTTGGTACTGAGCTTCACACTCGGAGTGCTTTGGTCGGCGTTCCCGGGTGTGGGGCTTTCTCTTTGCACCATTGATTTCTGCCTTCATCACGTTGCATCTCACGCTCTCTTTCGGCGGTAAGTCGTCCGACCAAGCACCTGCAACGGAATCGGCTGGTGGGTGTTGCGGGCAAGCCATGCCTCCAAGTCGGATGGCCTGAAATAGACCTTACAGCCTGGTGCCCTCTGAATATAGCCGATCCGGCCCGCGGCGCGTTCTTCGTCGAGAGTGACGAGACTGACACCGAGGCGCTCGGCGGCCTGCTTGCGGGTCAATAAGTCGTTCACGCAGTCTCCTCCTTTTGGGCGAGCGCCGACATCGGAACACCCAGTGCATCCGCAATGCAACGAGCGGTGGTTTCATTGCATGATTTTCCGCTACGCAAAGCAGTGATTGACGATCTGGAAATTCCAGACTTTTCGGCGAGTTCAGCAGTGCCGATCTCTTGACGAGCCATTTCGGAAATCAACTTAACCCGATCTAACCGTGTACGCATTTTTTCACCTCCGCAACAATTCAAGCAGTTTGCTTGTATTCCGAAAATAGCACAAGCAAACTGCTTTGTCAAGCAAAATTTTAGCATTTTGCTTGAATTTTGGCGTAAATCTGTTATACTGCTTTTGGGGTGATGAAAATGCGCTATCTGAAGACAAGTGGAGAGAAGATTAAAGCAGCTCGTCGATCCGCGGGTCTAACCCAAACTCAGCTCGGGGAAAAAATGGGGGTTACTGGATCAATGATTGGTCAGTATGAAACTGAAACCCGACATCCGTCTTTGAAGACAGCAAGCATAATTGCTGAGATATTGGGCGTAGACGTTTCGCAACTTATGGATGAGTATGAAAACGATGATGCCACACTTGCATCCTCCAAGAAGTACTGCTTCGTTAGTTTTAGGGACGAAGATGAGGATATTGCGCCGTTCATTCAAGCGATCAGAGCATCAGCAGCCGGAGAGAAAATTGATGCTCGGACATTGGAAGATCTTAAAACAATGAAAAAGGCTTTGGAAAATGATACATTACTCCATGCATCAGGTATAAAATCTCACGCTGTCGTTGCAATTCAAAAGTCGTTAAAAAATCTGGATGATTGCGTTATTCAACTATGCCATGACAAAAACGCAGCGACCGATGTGCAAAAAATTAGAGAACTTGAATTTATGCCTGCTCGCATTGGCAATGTGATTGAGTTTATCAAGGCAAATAGCAAGTTTTTGAAACAGAATATGCCTGGAATGATTCCGGACGATAACTCAGACAAATAAAAAACGAACCGCCCCGGACTTGCACTCCGGAGCGGCTCACAGCAAAACCCTATGAACATTTTAGATGTCTTGCTGCGCCTATTTTACCATGCGCCGGCGCTCCGCGCAAGACGGAATTGAGGCGATTATGGATAAAGAATTTCAGTTTTTGGTATACCGATCTGCCGAGGAGGACGTCACAGTCAATGCCGCCGTCAGGAATGAAACGATCTGGCTGACGCAAAAGGCCATGGCGGAGTTGTTTGGCGTTCAGACGCCGGCGATCAGTAAACACCTCAAGAACATTTTTGAAGAGGGAGAGCTTGATGAAAAAGTGGTTGTTTCCAAAATGGAAATAACCACTCAACATGGCGCAATGCCGGGCAAAACACAGGCGAAAGACACCAAATTTTATAATCTGGACGCCATCATCTCCGTAGGATACCGCGTCAATTCCCATCGCGCAACGCACTTCCGCATCTGGGCGACCGGCATCCTGAAAGAGTACATGACGAAGGGATTTGTCCTGGATGACGACCGGCTGAAGCAGGGGAAGACCGCCTTCGGCCAGGACTACTTCCGCGAGCTGCTTGAGCGCGTCCGCTCGATCCGCGCCAGCGAGCGCCGCATTTGGCAGCAGATTACTGACATCTATGCCGAGTGCTCCATCGACTATGATAAGAACGCGCCGACCACCCGCGAATTCTATGCCATGGTGCAGAACAAATTCCACTACGCCATCACCGGCCAGACCGCCGCGGAGATCATTTTCGCCGGCGCGGACCGCAATAAAGAGAACATGGGGCTGGAGACATGGAAGAATGCGCCGGACGGTCGCATCTTGAAGTCTGACGTCACCGTTGCAAAGAACTATCTGCCCGAGAAGCAGATCCGGCAGCTGGAACGCACGGTCAGCGGGTACTTTGACTACATCGAGGATCTCATTGAGCGCGAGAACACCTTCACGATGGAGGAGTTCAGCGCCAGCGTCAATGAGTTTCTCACGTTCCGCCGATATGACATACTGCCGGATA